CTCCCCTGCAGTCTTTGCAGGTGGTCGGGTGGCGAGGCGACGCACGCGCGCGCTTCTCCGTCCGCAAACTTACGCACGGACACGACAAATGCCGACCACGCCTGCGGCGCAGTATGCGCGAGCTGCGCCGCGTGTACGATCAACTCCTGGTCGCGCCTAAGAGTAGCCGTCATGTTACGACGACCCCCCGAAACGACCAGGTCCCTGCATGTTGATGTCAAACCCGAAGTTGCCGTATTTCATCGGGTCATCCTGCAGGGCACTCTTCTTCGAGTTGACAGTGGGAGCGCGCGGAAACAGACGCAAAGCAGAAGCTTTTGCCTTCGGCTTCGGGATCCTGATACTCAGTTTCCGCGCGCTCGCCATTCTGCCAAGTCCTATCAAACCCCAACAAGTCCTACGCCGCAACCGCTTTGATAACGGCGAAGTTGATGATGATCGCCCCGGTCTCGGCGGTACCCACGGCGACGTTGTTGTTCAGGACTTTGATCTTGAACGAACCAGCAGCGACAGTCGACACCATCACCTCGGTCATGCCGCCGTTCGTACCAGATTGAACGGCCACAACCACGACGTCTCCAATCGCCACCGAGGTATTGGTGACGGTGAACTCGGCCGAAGCTTCGGCCGCCAACGAAGCATTGTTGGTCGTGATCTGCCCGCAAATCGCGTTGAGCGCGACACCGGTCGTGCGGTTAGTAGCCTGAGTGACGGCACCGCCAGCACCAGTCGCGTAGCCAATACCTACGGTCTTACTGGTGGCGGTGGCTTGCAGCTCCATGACCTTCTGCGGGAGCAGCTCGCGGTCGATCGCCAAATTCGGGGATGCAGGCATCGTCGTTTACTCCTTATTCCAGTTCCAATTCTGAGGGGTGTTACCCGTTAAGTACTTCGAGACGCCGGTCAGCAGCCGCCAACAGTGCCAGCGCGCGCGGGCTTAGACCCGAGATAGCCGAACATCTTGGTAGAGCCGCCCTTGGCCCACTTCTGACTCTTCGCAGGGTCAGACACCGAAATCTTACCAGGATTCGCGGGATCCGCCCCTTGCTTGCCGAACATCTTGGTCGAACCGCCCGTAGCTTTGAAACTGCCGCTGGTGGACTTCACTTTGCTCTTTGCGCTCTTCATCGCCGTACTCCTTGTGCTGGCGGAACTATCCAACCCCGCCAGCGATCTTGGGCCGCGCCGCCTGAAGGTTGGTGCGTGGTCCCATATCCTGCGTGGTGTTGGAGCTCTGTTGGCCGCCCTGTGCTTGCGCTGCCTGTACCTGCGCTTGTTGGGCGTCCTGCTGTTGCTGCTCTCTGGCTTCTAACTCTGCTTCCGTCGGCACGATCTTTTCGCCGTCGAGCCCGATCGTCTGTGAAACGCTCCGCAAGACTACACCGCGGCCCTTAAGCCCCATGATGCCAACGTCAAGCGGATTAGCAGTCGTCTGCAAAAACTCAAGTTGACGCGATCTCTGTGTCTCTCGCTGCACCGCAACATTCACACCGAGCACGCGCACTTCCTCTTCACCGGTGAGCAGCCCCGACTCGTCGGTAAGCATCACCAGGTCAAATAGTCCAGACAGCGCCGGGTCAAGCACGTCGCGATCGACATTGGCCGCCACCGTCTGGAGAATTTTTGACGCGTTGCCCATCAGCATCGCCAAGCCACTCGCGGTGCGCCCAGCGCCACCGCCAGCGCTGTTACCTGTCAGGTATTTCGGGATGGCCGACAGCTCGTCCGCCATGTCGTTGAACTTCTGATAAACTTCCAGAAGTTGCTGCGAGTTGCTCGTCGGCATGAAGAAACTGACTGGCACCTGTGAATTGTCCCCCATAGGGTCGCTCTTCATGTGCCAGCGCTTCCACGGATACATACCCTCGCCATCTTCATCCGGCGCCAGACGATCGTCGTTGATGACAACCTGCGGGCCAGATGCGATTGACAAATTATTCACCAGCGCGCGCAACGTCGCGTTCATGACGTCCTGGATATCTGACAAGATATCAGGAAGGCCATTCCCCACCGGCGTCCCCGGCACCTTCTCGAACGACGTAACGAAATATGGGTGCCTCTTCCGTGGGCTCGGCGTGAGCTGGCACTTGACGACGTGAGTACCGATCAGCCACCCCTGCACCATGTAATCCCGCAGGGGGTCCTCGATCTGCGCAGGATCCATGCCGTGCTCAAGAAGCAAAAGCCCCTGAACATTGCCGTGGAACTCTAAATACGAAATCAGCCCGGATCGATTCGTGGTGGGGTTCTCACGGTTTTCCTGGACAGCGCGTTCTGGTTCGGCCTGGTCCCAGTTATCAGCGAGACCGCCGCGCCCGTACTCGTCGAGCACCGCACGAATTTCTTTTTGGTTGTAGCCGGGCAAATCCAACAAATCGTTGAGATCGGCGCGAGTCAGCCGTCCCTTCTCGATAATCGAGGCGTCCTCGATATAGGCCACGCCCGGCGTCCAGTAGACGTCAAATGGCGACACCCGCACCCAGAACATCCGCGGCTTCTGCACCACTTGAGCTCGTCCACCGACCCACTTCACAGTCGGCACAATCTTAATAACCGGGCCTTTGACGCAGGCATACGGGAACAGTGGCAAATCAACGAGGAACTCTGCCAACGCCTTGTAAAAACCACCCTCGCTCAGAATCTCGTCGATCTTCTCCTCGACGATCTTGGCTTTCTTCCCCGCGGATTTCTTCGCCGCTTCCCGCGCCGCTTCCATCAACGTGTTAACGCGGTCGCGAATGGCACCAAGATCGATCGGCTGCCCGCCCTGCTCGACCGTCATAGACTCCGCGGTCACGAGCTTGGTGATGCTCTGGATGATCTCCGGGGCGATATCCGGGTCCTGCGGTGGTGCAATACCCCACGGGCGATCGGGCGCCAGATACACGTCCCGCAGCAGCGACGTAGCCCCGCGGCATTTCATCGCGATGGTGCGTGCAAAGACTTCAGAACCCTCGAACTGCCGAATCTGCTGCAGCTTCTGAGCGTCGTACTGGCCATTGAATGTGCGCATGGCGTGTAGCAGCCGTTCGGACCACCCAGCCTGACGGTTGCGGTGGGTCCGCATGATCTCCCACTGCTGCCGGATGAAACCGGCGAGTTGGGTAGTGGCCTGTTGGCTAAGCGCCTGCGCCTCCGCGACCTTCTTTTCGGCGGCAGCCTTCTCCGCGGCCTGAAGTTGCGCTTCAGGCACGACACGAAGCACCGGAGCTATCGCCGGAAGACCACCAGTTGCCATATACTGTGAATTAGCGTAGGGAAGTCGAAATAGCAAGAAAAACAAAGGTTTAACGAAAGTAAAATGGAAGTAGCACCAAAGTTAAACGAAGGTGTTCCTGAAGTATTGGCGCTCCGCCTCGCGCGCGAAATCGCGATGAACCTCCAGGACGTCGAGACTATCCTAGCTCTCAACGAAATACGGCCCGCACAGTGGGAGATAATCCAGCGTAGCCCGTATTTTCAAAGCGTACTGACAGACGCCGTTACTGCCTGGAACTCAGCGATAAACACGGAACAGCGTGTAAAGCTAAAGTCCGCTGCGCTGTTCGAGGAGTGGCTACCCGAAGCGAACATCCTCGCCCACGACCGTCAACAGCCGCTCTCAGGCAAGGTCGAGCTCATGAAGTTGCTGAAAGCCGCGGGGATCGGGAGCGGTGTCGCTGGCACGGAAAATGGCGGTGAGCGGTTCAGCGTGATCATCAACCTCGGTGGGGACGCCAAGCTCAGCTTTGAAAAGCTTGTTACTCCAACGGTAACCGCCGCAAAAATAATTGATGGGGAACTAACCCAGGAGACCTGATGCCGGCAGCGAAGATACTAGATGAGGACCTGCTCCGACTGATCGAAGAGTTCGGTCCCGAACAGGCCGCTACTAGGGCCGGACTAAATACACGCAATGTGTACCGCAGGCGCGCATCTATAGAGGCAAAACTCGGGCGCCAGATCACGGGGCCGGCCCACCACGCAGCAACGCGTTTCAGCATCAAGCACGACGAACGCGCGATTCTAGAAGTACGCAATGGTGTCGTACTCGTAGGGAGCGACGCACACTACTGGCCAGGCCCGGCAACGACTGCGCATCGAGCATTCGTCGCATTCATCAAAGAGTTTCGCCCGGCCGTAGTCGTTAAAAACGGTGACTCCCTAGACGCAGCTAGTATCTCTCGGCACCCACCCATCGGATGGGAAAACCAACCGACCCTAGTCGAAGAAATCGAGACCACCAAAGAGCGCCACCACGAAATCGAGCTCGCTACCCCCAGAGGAAGCCAGAGAATTTGGAATCTCGGCAACCACGATGCTCGCTTTGAAACCCGCATAGCGACGGTAACGCCGCAGTACGCCAAGCTACACGGTGTGCACCTGAAGGATCACTTCCCACTCTGGCAGCCTGCGTGGTCCACCTGGATCAACAACGACGTCGTAGTGAAGCATCGTTGGAAAGGCGGCATCCACGCAACCCACAACAACACCGTGCAGTCCGGCAAACACATAATCACTGGCCACCTACACAGCGCAAAGGTCACTCCATATAGCGACTACAACGGTACGCGCTACGGTGTCGACACTGGGTGCATCGCTGATCCGAACGGACCACAGTTCAATTACACCGAAGACAATCCAAAGAATTGGCGCAGCGGCTTCTGTCTGCTTACATTCAAAGATGGCGTGCTGCTACTCCCGGAGTTGGTACTGGTGTGGGACGCCGATCACGTCCAGTTCCGCGGAAAGCTGATAGCAGTATGAACATCGTTTACGATGCGCCCCCGACCTGTTCTCGGTTCATGAAGAGCGCAGCATTTGGGCGACTTATCGCCGGCCCAGTCGGGTCTGGCAAGACTACGGCGTGCATTTTCGAAGTGTTCCGTCGCGCGTGCGAGCAAGCACCCGCTCCTGACGGCTTTCGCTACACCAGGTTCGCATTCGTTCGGCAGACGCTGAAGCAGCTCAAAGACACGGTCGCT